ATGTTGTATAGATACGGCAAGGACAGCCTCACCGTAGCTCACTGCACCAGCCGAGTTAATAAAGTAAAAAAACTGATCACGTTCTCATCCTCCAGCAGTTCCGTCACGGTACGGAGATATGAGGAGATTGGGTAGTCATCAACATTTTCAGGTTCCACGAAACTGCAGAGGGCAAGAAGTTCCAGCGTTTCGTCCGGGTGTTCCTCCAGAAGAGCGTCCAGGATCGCACCCAGATTCTTCCGCACCTGCTCCGCCATCATTTCGTCACGCTTAGCTTTGACAGCCTCTGCTTCATCCTCGGACAGATCAGCGGTCAGTTCCGGCATCCCTTTCGGCATACGCTTGCGGATGTTCATGATGTCGGTAACCTTCAGCCACTTCTCAACGCTGTGCCGGATCTTGTTTGTTTGCCGGAGAAATTCAGACGGTGTGCAGTTTGCCAGATTTTTCACTTTATCAACCTCCCTGGTTCAGTTAACTCCATCATTACGCGTCAGCGCTGTAGAAAACCATCGGAACGACCTTCTGCGCCGTAATGGATACGTGCCCGGTCAGTTCCACCGATACCTGACCCTTGCCGTTTTTCGTGGTCTGCAGGCTGAATCCGCCAGTAGAAAGTGCGTTCTTCAGCTGGATTGCTACGAAACCGCCATCCGCGCGGTCTCCGACCCACCAGATATCCGAAAAGTCAGTCTGCTCCAGTTCCGCACGGGGCACGATCTTTGTTGCGTCCGTGCTATCAATATCCGCCGCGCCCAGCGCAAGTTTGATGGATGCCGGAGATGTACCAAGCGCCGTGAAGGACATGGTACAAGTCCAGGAATCAAGGTGTTTCAGCTCCTTCATGTTTACCGGGCAGTTGTCAACATCCTCGCCAAGATCCGAATACTCGGCTGCACAGGATGCCTGTATGCCGCCCGTGGTGGCGCAGATAATGTTGGCATCCGTTACTGCCGGCTGAGCCGGGTTGAACGTGTTAAGCAGCACTCCGGCATCCATCTGCATTTCCTGGAAGGTTGCTTCCGGAATAACCGTGAATCTTCCTGCCATTTGCTTCTCCTTCCTTATTGTGCGGTTAAGTACTCGCAATCAAGCTGCACATATATCCGCCGGATCATGTCATCCGAATCGTCTGCCATGCGCTGCGCGAATGGTGTGCCCCTTGTCAGGTACATATAACCGCCGTCAATCTTTATCATCTTGTGTCCATACCCGATAGTCTCCGCTATCTGGTCTTTGATCTGTGTTATTTCCGTCCATGTGGATGACCTGTACCAGATGCTTGCCGTGCAAGTGACGGGATGCCAGATATTATCCGTGATCACCTCATACGTGATATAAGGCAAAGCAGGGGCATCATCCCCTGTCGGTACGGTCATCTCATCATATGCTTTTAATCCGAAGCCGCTCCAAAACTGATGCAGCGCCTGTTCCTTCGTCATGTCAGCACCCACTCTTCCGCTGTTACCTGTCGCATATCAAGCCCTGCGCTCTTCGGCGTATACAGGTCATCTCCGTCAGACGTTACGCGGAAGATCTTTCCATCACTCTCGCGCCGGAAGACATCGTGATACTCCAGCACGATTGCTCTGGAAGTGGTCACCGTGTACAGGCTTGTCACGCCCTCACGCTGCGCTCTCCGCGCCTCCAGCGAGTTGTTAAAGACGATTGCCGCATCAAAAGCCGCACCGTCCTGCCACTGCCGCGTATAGCCGCCCATGCCGTCATCTACGGTCACCTTATCAAGCATGGTGCACCCTTCCATGGCCTCTGTGAGTAGGCTCATCGTATCTTCCTCCACTTATTCAGCCTGGATGCAAAAACCGCCCTCCACGCGTCAGCACCGCTGCCGGATGCATCTGACAGGCCTGCCTTAAGGCTGTAGGAATAGCCGCCAAAACTCTCGCTCTGGTACGGCTTGCTCAGTTCCGCTCCGTACTTCTCAACCCATCCGTTGATATCGTTAAGCAGCGTCAGCACCTCCTTCGGAACAGCCATGGCGTACACCGCTCCTGTAAATGCCTCATCATCGAGATCACTTGCAGGATACTGGTGCACGCCATCATTAAAGACAGACCCCACTATGCGGAAATACTGACCGTCCTGCAGAGAACCGTCTGTGACCATGTCAGACAGGTCTATTGCCCCGTCAGTGATCCTAAACAGACCGCTGTAGCGCGACATTTCGAACCAGTTTTTAAGCTCTCTGCAGAGATCGGCAAGCGTTATCATTTGCTCTTCCTCGCTTTGGTCTTCGGCTTTTCCTGCTTTTCCTCAACCTTCTCGATCACAGGATAGCCCAGCCTATTGGCAGCGCCGGAAAGGAATTCTACACGTTCCTCTGACGGCTTATATCCTTCACGCGGATATTCCTGCCCCACATCGTACTTGTGCCCCTCGTCATCAAGGTCGAAAAAACAGCAAACAACTTTATACATATTCCCTCCCGGATCAGGTGCCGGAGATCGTTACATTTGCGATGCCGTCCAGGTACTCAGCCCAGAGCGCCATGCCCATCAGCGCGAAACTCTCGCCAACAGCCGTGCTGTAGTTGCCCTGCGCGTGGAATCCGATCAGGTTGGTTTCGCCCTGCGTGGTGTACTGCAGCCCAAGCCGTGCGAATTCGCTGTCTGCAGGATCGATATAGTAAAGATCAATGTTTTCAACCGGAGTTGCCAGAACCTTATTACGCGCAATCCTGGTTGCCGGAAGCAGGAACAGCGTCTGATAGCCCATGAAATCCTGCAGATATGTCAGGCCGAAAGCGGTCTGCGTGGTGATCTGCGCTCCGCCAAGATAGTCATACGCATCCAGAATGTTCGCGAATCCAACGATTCCGGTAACGTCCTTCTGGATGGTCGCAAACTTGTTCAAGGCAAGACCCTGCGCGCTGGCAAGCGCAGCCTGGAATGTAGCCGCCGTCCCGGCAAGAGATCCCGTGTTAAGGAAGGTGTAAAACTTCCCAAGAACCACGTTCTGCAGCTTCGTCAGGAATGCGTCATCACTCTTTTCGATCGCGATAGCCGCGCCGTACTTCTCGACATCCTCAATCGGTACAGCTTTGGCATACTTCTCGATAGTCAGATCTGCCTTTGCGCTCTGTACGATAGTGGTCTTGCTGTACGGGATGACTTCGCCCGGATCAACAGAACCGCTCTCCAGCGTCACATCCGCTGTGTAGGATACCAGCTTCGTGCCGGGGGTCTTCCGGATCGGCCTGCTGATGCCCATGATCTGCCGGAGCTGCTCCCAGTTGTTGCCGAAACGAGTTACGAAATCGATCTCTCTTGCTGCAACATTAGTATAAACATTCGGGAGGCTGTCCCTCGGGTTGGTTAAGGTTTCAACATTCGTTGCCGCCATAGTCAATTATCCTTTCTCCATGTTCTCGGCAATGGCTTTCTGCCTCTGCTCTGCTGTCAGGAGATATCTGCCATGCTCATCGCGCTTGTAGATATCCTGCATAGAGGTCTTACCCTTGCCGCTGTTCGTGGGAGGCGTGACCGTCTCCGCACCCTTCTCTGATGTGGTCGGAATGAAATCAGCCCATTCCGCTTTGGCGCTCTCCTTCAGCTTGTCCAGATCCTTCAGCGCGCCGTCCTTCTCCATCTCGATGCCGTCAAGATCAGTAACGCGCAGGATTGCATCCAGCCGCTTCTCCGATACGCCAAGCTCCTTCAGCATGGATCTGTAAGCATTAGCCTTTGCGGCCTTTGTTTCCTTTGCCGTCTGCTCCTTCTTGTAGCTCTCAAACTCTTCCTTGATTGCGGAATACTTGACCTCATACGGATCATGTTTGAGGCTTTCAAGCTCCTTCTGGACATCTGCCAGCTTCTCCGCATCAGCCTTATAGGAATCACGCTGCTCCTTGATGCTGTCAAGGTCAGCCGTATGTCTGCTGCAGATCTCCTCTGCCGCCGCATCCAGGTTCTCAACGGGCATACCTTTTTCGGAAAGTAACGCTTTTATCTGCTTCACTGAAAACGCCATTTCATACACTCCTTTGTCTCGGTGGCTGTGTCTCGCCATTCGTGCGTTTAGTGGTCATCGGTGTCTTGTGACCCTTCTCTGTCAGAATACTTCACAAAATGGTGCGTGTCAATTGGTCAGACCACAATACGGAGTGCGCGGAATGTCGCGCGGTCTTCCCTTTCCCTTTTATTTTTATTTCTCTTTTACTTCTCTTAGGTTTTTCAAAAAATAACCATAGGTTTTCGAAAATAAAAACCAATGGTTTTCAAAATAAAAAACCAGTGGTTTTTAGCCACTGGTTAGTTAGAGTGCTAATGAATTTGGATATCACGACATCATGATATTTTCCACGGTCTGCCTGTACTCCGCAGAATGATTCTCCACTGCCTGCTTCAAGTAATGACGCGGATGCATTCGGCGCGTGCCCAGCTCTACATACGGGGCATATTCAACATTAGTGCCAATATATGCAGACTCTCCGTCATCCGCATGGCTGATGCTGTTACGCAGCCGTCCGGTATCCACCGGGCAGTACCCTTTCGCATATCCTTCCGCTTTCAGTCCGATTGTTTCCAGTGCCACGGATACCTTCGCACGGAATTCATCCAGCACAGCATCCGCGTTGCTCTTAACCTCTACACTGATATTCGCCATTACTTCCTCCGATCCGCAAAAAACTCCGCCCAAAACGGATTTTCCCTGTCAAACAGCGCAAGCTGTTCTTTCGTCAGTTCGTGCGGATAATCCCGGAACAGATTAAAGGTTTTCTTCTTGTCGAACGAAAACAGAAACTCTCCCTTTGCATCCAGGTTATCGCGCCACCAGATTTTCTGCCCATCTTCCTGATGATACCAATCACTTAACACTTCCCCACGCTCCCTTCTGTTCCTTTCCTTCCGGCGTATTAAGATATCCTAGCAGGTTCTGAAACTCAGTATTTTTAGCCAGCGATCCCGTCTCAATCAGTTCTGCTGACAGCTCCATTTTCATACCATAAGAGGAGTGTGAGCGCTTGCATCCGAATCTATGCCGCAGAATTGAATCGTCCAGATTATGCCATCCATTTCTATCATCATAACCAGATTGCAGTTCCAGATACTGGAAACCATCGCCGACCTTTTTAACTACAGCCATGTGCTGCCCAACACCGAAGCAGTATTCCTTTCCGGCCTCCACATGTGCCAACAAATCATGAGCGGCCTTAAAATCATTATAATTGCGTGTCAGAACAGATTCCACGCCATCCAACTGTGCAATCTCCCTGAGGTGTATGCTTCTGCTGAATACTCGCTGGCTCATGCCGCCTCTGTAATCCTTTACCTTTATGCCGCCTTTATTGCCTGCATACGCAAGGGATAATGAGGCACACGATCCTTTAGTAAGATCACCACCGCAAAGGCTGTGTATAATCTCATCCTCCGATGGTATCACTTCATGCCGCACAGGAGGAATTCTTTGTACATTTTCATGCTCAAGATTTATGCGTGTGTTGCTCGGCGCAATGGTCATATCACCCACAGGCTCATTGCTCTGCACCGCTTTCGGCTGCGCTGTCTGCGGCTCTTGCGCTTCATGTGATGCTTTCCACTCATCATAGGTCTGCCCTTCCAGCCTGTTATCACGCCATGTCATATCTGAC